AACCTTATCATCAATCTCTGATGGGTCAACAATTACACCAAGATTTTTCTTAGCGTGATCATATGCTGTTTTCATAGCACCTGAGAAATCTTTGTGGTAAAGAGGGTATTTGGCTTGCTTACCTTCATCCAAGTCTTCTTTAATTCCCATTTCTTTCATGCGCGATTTAATGAGTGAACGAACATCTTCATTTGGCTTAGCTTCATCAAACGCATCAAAAAGTTCATCATCCCCAATAATGCTATACATAGCTTTTTCAGCATCTTTTGCTTTAAGTGGCTTAGATAATATTTTCTTCAATGTCATTTTTTTCTTAGGAGTGTCAGGAGTTGCCCAAGTACCTTCGTTACGCATACGTGGCTCACGACGATTATCACTTGGGTCTTCTACTTGTAGATTTTTAGGATCGTTGTTCAGTGGGTTGTTGTCTTTATGTCCAACATCCATACCTTCAACGTCATTATCTTTAGCCATAATTCTACGTGCTTGGTTTCTTGAAGAACGGTTTGCAATTTGCTCTGGTCTGCTATGGTAATTAGCATACTCTTTAGCATAGTTGCGTTCATCAAGTTCTACGGTTTCAGCTACATACTTGAAATCTACCCGATCTTTATTTTTTACTTTTCCATACGTACCTTTGAAAATAACAAAATCTTTACCTTTATGGATAAAATGTTTAGAGTTCTTTTTAATCCAATCTTTGCAAGATTGTTCTGTTCCTACGTGGACTCTAGACTTAGATTCAACTACACCTTTTTGAAAAACAAAATGAGTTTTCGCACCTTCATCAAGTTCAACTTCTTCGTTTACCTTGATAAAGTTTTTAGATGGCTTGCCACCTTTTTTTACCATATCAATTTTGTATTTGCCTGATTTCAAACCAGCAACACCAGTTTGTTGCCAAGAGTTGTCATTTTGTTTACTAAGGAACGCACCCATTGCATTTGTATCTTTAAATGCCTTTACTTGTACTCTATTAGAAACCATTTTTCCTGGTGCCTTTGGCATATCTTTGTAAACAGATGCAGATGCTTCTTCAAGTTCTACTTCTACAGATTCTTTAACCATACTAGTCATAGACGCCGCCATGTCACCCAATGCCAAAGAGATATTTCCATTACGGTTATATAGAAAGAACTTACCGCCCTTACCATCTTCTCTTTTCATTGTGATCTTGCCAACTTTAGCTTTCCCTACAATGTTTTTAGTACCCACAACAAAAGTAACTTTGTTGCCTTTTTTGATACCAGAGTCAAAACCAATAGTCAGCTTATCACCTTTTTTGGTTTTATCCCACGTCTTTTGATCCATTACGGCTTCGCCAAGAAGTAGGCTTTCTCTCATTTGTTGGAAAGTCTTTTTCATTTTTTGTCTCTCTGATTTTCTAATTCTCTTCTTGTAGGAACTTCTCTTCCAACTTTGACAGCATCGTTTCTAGCTTTAGCGATTTCTTTGTTTGCATTAGCATGTTGAACTGCTCTCTTTGTAGATTTCGCGTATGGGTTATAGTCTTTTCTTTCTACAGCCTTTTCTTCAAGTCTATTCGCAATAGCTTGATCTGCTTGTTCTCGCATCTTTGATTTACCCATTGCTTTGCCATCTTTGCCAAAAACCATATCCACACCTAATTTATCAGCCTTTGCCGTAGCTTTTAATTTAGCTATGTTGATACCCTTTTCAGATTTCTTTACTAGAGCTTCTTGGTCTTTAATCAACTTCATCGCGGATTCTTTGTCGGCTTTACCAAGATTATTAAATGCTGGTACTTTGGTAAGGGCGTAGTAAGCTTTTAAACCTTCACTAGCACGAGCATTTTTACCGACTTTCTTTTGAATGTAGCTTTTGAGTGTTGAAATAGATAATTCCTGTAGGTCTTCTGCTTCATCAAGTTCGACAGATTCGTCAAAAGAAGGTCCGATGTATTCCATCGCATCGTCATATGCAGTGTCGTAAGCCGCATCACCTTTTTGATCAGCGATACGTTGAGAATCTCCAACACCAGTTATTTCACCAGTGAATTGATGATCAAGAGCCACTGGATGTGGCATAGTCTCGTATGAATGCATATCTTTAAAAGCACGTTCTTCTTCTGGTTTTGGTTGGGCAACCTCGCCTAACATTTCTTTAAAGGACTTCATAGCCGTTCTCCTAATTCTTTATTATTATTTATGCTAATTTAGCACTCGTATTATTTTTTATTCTTGCTCATCGTCTTGAGGTGGTTTTTCTTGCTTAGATGGTGCTTCTTGTTGAGGTGCAAAGTCATCTTGCTCATCACCATCTTCATCTGGCGCATCTCTAGCCTCTTGTTCGATTTGCTGTTTCATTTCTTTCATTTCTTCGTCTGACATGCGAAGAACGTTACGTAGCACCCATTCTCTTGAATAGTATGTACCAACATGTTCTTCAACTTCACGCAAAGTAGTAAGTCTTTCTCTTGCGATTTCAGCTTCTTTCAACTCAGTAAAGTAGTTGTCTTGTACAAAGTCATAACGAATAGTATTCTTAATTTCTGCAAATTCTTCTGGTGTCATGATACCTTTGAGTACCATTTGCTTTTCAAGAACTTGTGTAAATAAAGATGAGAAACGTGATCTAAGACGTTTAACAAATTTACTAAACTTCAATTCGTCACGAGTAATTTCAGAAACACGTCCAAATGAAGCCATAGTCTCAGGCTCAAGTCTTGACAACGGAACCTTAAGAGATTTATATAACTTACGTTGGAAGTATAGCATATTCTCATCTGAACTCAATGCTTGTGCATTACCACCTGGCATTGTATCAACTTCAGTCGATCTCTCACCACCACGTCGTGGGAACCAAAAGTCTTCAGTCATAGTCATCATTTTACGAGCATCACTAATTTCACCTGTAGAAGAGTCGTATTGCAACTTATTCTTGTGGCGAGTCATCATATCTCTTAGATACTGCTCAGCTTTCGATTTAGGTAGGTTGCCAACGTCAATATAGAAGATTCGTCTCTCAGGAGCGCGTGTAAGTGTATAAATGACTGTCGCATCTTCAAGCATCCTTAATTGGTTAAGAGGTTTGATTGATGGGTGTAAATAGGACAACACTAAAGAGTTGTTTTCTGTCATAACACCTGACGTCACTCTAGCAATAGAGTCTTTAGCAATCTTGAAACCTTGTGTCCCACCTTGCGATCCTGTATTATGTTGGGCAAAGCCACTTTCTGAATACATGTAGTATTCATTCTTTATTTTTTTAACAGGGACGCCACTGTGTGGGTCTTTTTCTTTTTTGTCAACTTCACGAATAAGCTTGAGTTTACGTGGATCAACGTAGCGTAGCTCACGGATACCGTCTTTCAAGTTTTCGTTGTCGATAATTACGTGGTAGTTAATTCTACCGTCTACATAAAACTTACTAAAAGTTTCGTATGCATTGTTACTGAAGTCAAAAAGAGAAAGTATGTTCTCAAACTCTTCGACTACTTTATTCTTTACCTTATCAGGCATATTGGTATCGTCAAGAATTACCTCAACAACCTTTTCATCAGTGTCAACACTGATTGCTTCATTGATAATTTCATCAACAGCTTGGGATATTTCTGGTTGTTGCGCCAGACCCCTATATTTTGTAACTAATTCTGATTCTGTCTTAGCAGAACCTTCCATATCCAAAAGAGTGCTGTAAAAGCCACCCATTGCATTACCAACAGTAATAGCACCGTCATCATTAGACGGTTCAGCAAATGAGGAAGGAACAAACCCCTCCTCATCGCTTTCTCTTTTGATGTCAAAACCAAAAATCTTCATATCATCACTTTCTCATTATAAAATTATGTAGTCGGTACGCCAGTATTACCCTCAACACGCCATAAGTCGTATTGGAATGTAACACCAAATTCTTCAATCGCATCAGTCTGTGACCAATCCATCTGAATACCATCAATATTAATGGGGAACATTCCTTCAAAAATGTACGTTCTCAAAATAGAGCCATCTTTACTAAACTGAGTAATTTGGCCTGTAGATTTGTAGTCTTGTGGCAAGGCTCTTGAATTAGAGTCATGCGAGTTTATTGCGTTTGACCAAGCTTCCATTGCGTTACGGATAGCAAAGTCTTCGTCGTTGATTACGGTTACAGTCCAATCTGCGAATGTTCTATCACCAGCATACTTGACCTGACGACCAAAGTATGGAACCGTAAATTGTCCTAGAGTTGACTCTGGAATACCAGCAGCACGTAACATGAACGGTACTTTAATGTCAGCCTCTGGGGCAATTGGGTTAGTGATTTGACATTGGAACAAAGTTGGACGCGCACCGCCACCGACTAGCTCTGATTTGAACTGGTTGATATTAAATGCCATGTCTATTTTCTCCTTTTATCTATTCTTATTTAGTTACGATATCTGACCAACAATTTCATCAAACTCAATACCACTGCGTGTTGCTACGAATGTCAATTCAATGACGTTAATAGAACGTGCTGGTTTGATAAAGATGCTTGCACGGAATTTATTTTGGTCAACAACCTCAGGAGTATTAACTGTAGAGTCTGAAATAACTCTATAATCAATAATACCACGTCTGCCTTGAATATCACGTAAGAACGGATCAACAATGTTTTTAAACTGTGTTTGAGTAAAATCATCGTTAAGTTCAAACAAGAAGCTTTCAGCCGCTGTAGCGATTGCTTTTTCAACTGCGATAAACAGCCTACGTACATTGAGACGATCAAACGCTGATGGTAGTCCAAGTCCAGTTTTGTCACCGAATAGTACGATGCCTTGACCAGTTTGTGACATAACAGGGTTCACATCTGAACCGTAAAGTACATCTCTCATTGGTTTGCTTGGGTTAAACGCTAGTTTGATAACATTCTTGATAACGCCTTTTCTGAAACCAGCAGGAGATTCCCATGGCTCAACTCTAGCGGCAAGACCTGCCATATCACCATTTAATGGTGTCCAACGATATACGTCGTTATATTTGTCATAGCGGTATTTGTACCCACTATCCATGAATGAGTAAGATGAGTTCTGAACTTTATTACGATATGCAAGAACATTAGTAAGTTTTGAGTTCATTTTAAGTTCATCTACAACAGCTTCTTTCGATGGTGATAAGAAAGCCACACAATCTTTTCTTGTTTCGCAGATGTTTGAAACAATGTAGTTTGCTCTAGTACCCGCATCATCGCCTTTGCCTTGTAGGACGAAAGAAATGTCAATCTCGTTAGAGTTTTTCAAAGTATCTAGTGCGAAACCAATGTGAGCTAATGTTGCTTTAGTTTCAGTCTTAGCGTCTGTTCCACCAACCATTGTTTCGTAACGTGAAATTGCTGTTGTAGCTGTACCAATCACGGCTGTATAACTTTGAGTAACATTTTCACCAGTATCTGGGTCTGCTACAGTAGCTTTATTTGCAATTTTAACCCATTCTGAGAAACCATCAATTACTGTTGGGTAGTAGTTTGAAGCACCTTGTGCATTTGTGGAACCTTCAGTAACAGATAAGTTTTCAAACTTTTCTAGCATAAATCCTGGAGTACCAGAAATGTCTCCAGTTGCATCAATAACTGCTACGTGAATGTTGCCTGTGTCTGGTTTTCTTCCGAAATTAGAATTGTGTTGCCACTTTCTTTTGAATGAAAGCAAGTTAAGGTCAGTTTCCGCTAACGTATATCTGTTAGTAAAACTAATAGTATAGTCGTAACCTATTGTTTCTGTAACCGCTGTGTTACCTGTACCAGTTGTTTCTGTGAGTGCTGTTTCTGCAAAGGCAGAAACTTGTAGCTCTTGATAACCAATAGATTCGTTACCAACTACTAAAACATCACCACTAGAAAGTTCGCTAATTCTATCAGCTACTTCTAGTTCAAACTCCACAGAGGTAGAATTGAATGATATTGTTTGATCTAGTTGAGAATTTGCAACTTGATTGGTAGGTATATCACCTTTTGCGAATACGTCATTTTCG